CTGATGGATTGCTTAAGTATGTATCAAGCGCAGCAGCAGCAGTTTATAAGGCATCACTTGGATTTGCTCGTAACATCGTAGTAACTCCAGAACAATGGGCTAACATCATGAGCTACAACGATCAAGGACGTCCAATTTACATTGCGGCAAATCCTCAGAACGCAGGCGGCGCACTTACACCAACAAGCCTTCGCGGATCCGTTGCAGGTCTAGATCTCCGCGTATCTCGTTACATCACATCATCTGTGCCAGTTGGTACAGGCGATTACTCAATGCTGGTTGTAAATCCAGATGCTTACACATGGTACGAGGGCGCACGTCAGCAACTTCGCACAAACATCAATACTGACGGAACAGTAGATATCTTGCTATTCGGTCAGGGCGCACTTGCTACTAAACTGGCGGCTGGCGCAAACTGGTTTAACCTAACCTGATAACACCCTAAGTCGCTCAAGGGGGCTGCCAGAGCCCTTGCAGTCCCCTTGAGTCTTTAGAAAGGACAATAATGAGCATCACAACAGTCGCAGAACTGAAATCAGCACTTGGCGTTGGAAGTCTTTATTCTGATGCTGTGATTCAGTCTGTCTGCGATGCCGCTGATGATGTCTTGTTGCCTTTTCTATGGAAGAACACGACTCCAGTAATTGCCCATTCCAATAACGGAACACTTGGTTATCTGTATTTTAACGATTATGTGAATGATGTTTATTATGTAGGTCAGACCGTGACTGTGACAGGTTGTGGGTCTAACTTTAATGGTTCAAAGACAGTCAATGCCGTTAATGAAAAAAGCATTGAGATTACAACAACTCACGCAGCCAATGTAGTCAAGACCTACCACCCAATCAATCCTTATGGTCAAGTAGCAGCTACAACTTATACAGATTATTCGACAGTCCCTGCTATTCAAGAAGCAAGCCTTATGGTTTGCGTATCTATCTGGACTTCTCGCCAGACTAACTCTGGCAATGGTATGCAACCTGATGGATCGATGGGAAACCTTTACGCCATGAGCAGCCAATTAATCTCACGCGTTCGAGGCTTGCTTGCGCCTTATCTTGACCCTCGTTCTATGGTGGGCTGATGCCAGCAATAACCACACTACGCAGCTCGATTGCGTCGGCTTTAGCCGATAACTCACTTTACTCAGTATTTAGTTTTCCACCTGCAACGCCTATTGCTAACAGCGTGATTGTCACACCTGCCGATCCTTACATTGTGCCTACAAACAACGACCGCACAACAGTTGCTCCAATGGCTAACTTTACAATTTCAATCCTTGTCCCATTGCTTGACAATGCGGGCAACCTTGCTGGCATCGAAGCCGACGTAGTTCGGGTGTTCGCGCTCCTTGAAGCGTCCAGCATTGTATTTAACGTAGGAAGCGTCAGCGCGCCAAGTGTGCTTTCAATCGCTTCTGGAGATTTACTAAATTGCGACATTGCAATTAGTACCCTAACGGAATGGAGCTGATCATGACCGATCTAGCACAATGGGAAAAAGAGAACGAAGCCTTCCTGATTAAAATCGGTCAGGTAGCGCCAGCAGCACCAAAACCAACAACTAAGAAGGACGAGGAATAACCAAATGGCAGTTTATCTAAGCAATGGAGTGGTTCTAACTGTTAATGCGGTTGACCTCTCAACACTAGTTTCATCTGTAACAATCAATCGTGCATTTGATGAGCTTGAAGTTACAGCAATGGGAGATTCAGGACACAAGTTCGTTAAGGGTCTAGAAGCATCTTCTATCACAATCGACTTCTTCAATGATGAAGCAACTTCAAAGACACTTCAGACATTGAACTCAACTTGGGGAACAAACACAGTAGTTACAGTAAAGCAGACTTCTTCCGCTACATCAGCGGCAAACCCTCTTTACACAATGACATGCCTGGTCAACAACACAACACCTGTCAATGGTGCAGTTGCAGACCTTTCAACTCAGTCTGTAACTTGGAATGTTTCAGGTACAATCGTAATATCGTAATCACAACAGCGTAACAACTAACTAAGGGGCTAAAAATGGCAAAACTCAAAGTAACAAGGGCTGATGGACAAGTGCAGGAGTACGAGATTACTCCGGTGCTGGAATACAGCTTTGAGCAATACGCTAAGAAGGGCTTTCATAAGGCTCTTATTGAGGATCAGAAGCAGTCAGATGTTTACTGGCTGTGCTGGGAAGCAATTAGACGTTCGGGTGAAACAGTCAAACCTTTTGGGGAATCATTCCTTGAGACACTCAAGTCAGTTGAGGTCTTAGAGTCTGACCCTTTAGGGTAGATCGGAACTCCCTCACCTATCTCGCAGCTCGCTTGAGTTACGAGTATGGAGTTCCCTTTCAAAGCATTGTCGAACTGACGCCAATGGCGTTTAAGGCACATATAGAAGTCCTCAAGGACTTAGGAAAGGAGCGAGACAATGCCAGTAGAACTGCAAGGCGCGGTCGCTCTTAGAAAAGCCTTGAAGCAATATGCGCCTGACTTAGCAAAAGAAACCCAGAAAGAAATTGCTGGACACTTACGCAAGGTTACTAATCGCGCCAAGGGATTTGTCCCTGCCACGTCACCTTTAAGCGGATGGGCTAACCCTGTAGGCGAGTGGGAGTATCGCGCCTTCAATGCTGGCATTATGAAGAAAGGTCTGGGGTACTCGACCACACCTACAAAGCCAAACAAGCGCGGCTTTAGAACTCTTGCACAGATATTTAACTCATCTGCTCCTGGCGCTATTTATGAGACAGCCGGTAGAAAGAACCCTATGGGTTTGCCAGCTGCCAAGCGCACAATTGCTTATCGCAATGGCGAGTATGTCCCTGCGTTTGAGTCAGGCAGAGACGTAAACTCATCAGCCAATCCTTATGCAGGACGCCAGTTCCTCGATGCTCTGCCGCCTTTGATTGATTCACAGAAATCCAATAGCCCGGGTCGCAGAACTCGCAAGACTAAGGGACGCCTACTCTTTAGGGCATGGGCAGAGGATCAAGGCAAAACCACAGCAGCAGTAGTTAAGGCTATTGAGTCTGCTAATAACAGAGTTGTGGTTTTAACTAAGGGTGCAGGTAGTAAAACTTTTAGAGCTAGGAGTGCTGCCTAATGGCTAATACAGACCTAGCAATTAAGATTGCAACCACGCTCGATGCGACTGGGCTTAACAAAGCTGACAAAGCAGTCAATAAATTTACCAAGACTGTTGGTAGATTAGGCAGAAACCTTGGGCTAGCCCTTGGCACAACTGCCATTATTGCTTATGGCAAGGCGTCAGTTAAAGCCTTTGCCGCTGATGAAGCAGCAGCTAAACGCTTATCAACAGCAGTTGATAACTTAGGGCTTTCATTATCACAAAGTAGGGTTACTAGTTTTATTAAAGATTTAGAAACTTCTTCTGCGGTTGCCGATGACGTTTTAAGACCTGCGTTTCAGGCGTTGTTGACCACCACTGGCTCACTTACTAGGTCTCAAGAACTGCTTAGCAATGCAATACAGATATCACGCGCAAGCGGTATTGACTTAGCCACAGTTTCAGAAGATTTAGCCAAAGGATTCGTAGGGGTTACTCGAGGACTAAGAAAGTACAACACAGGTCTTACTCAAGCAGAACTTAAGTCAAAGTCATTTAATGAAATACTAGGCATTATGCTGGCGCGCTCCGCTGGCGCAGCCGAGGAATACTTAACCACTACATCTTACAAGATGGAAGTGCTGGCACTTGCAGCTAGCAACGCACAGGAGACAATAGGCGAGGGCTTAGTTGATGCCTTGGCTCGCGTTGGTGGTGGCACAGAGGCATCTGACGCCGCTAAATCTATTGACAATCTTGCTAACTCAACCAGCAATCTTATTAAATTTTTAGGTTCAGCCATTGGGTTAGTCAATAAGTTTCGCAAAAGTTACACAAACTTTCTTGCCGGTGGAGATGTCGATACTCTTATGGCTGAAACACAACCTACAACTAATCGATCTAAGTCTCCAGCAGGTACAGCCGCCAGAACTGCGCAGCAACGTCAAGCAGAAGCAGCGGCGGCTAAACGAGCCAAAGAATTAGAGGCATTGACAAAGAAGCAGGTTGCGTCAAGCAAGGCACTTACAGCAGAGCAAAAGAAACAAACAGCGCTTAAGAAGGCTGGCTCAATCTTTGACTTAGATCAGGTTCAACTTATCGCTGCTCTTAAGGGTAAGTTATCTGATGAGGATCGTAAGCGCGTAGAACTGCAGTTTGCTTTACTAACTGGCAATACAAACCAAGCGCAGTTGCTTACCTATGAGCTTGCAAAGGCTCAAGGACTAGGCGAAAAGATTGCTAAAGACTTGGCAAGCCTTCCACCAGCTGCTAATCCTTTTGCTTCATGGGATGCCTATTTAGACATGCTTATGGAAAAGGCTAAGCGAGTTGCAAGCGTAAGTGGAAGCGTTGCTGTTGCAGCTGCCTCAAGCATGACCACAGCGGGCTCATCAGTCTATGTAGGCGGCACTAAGGTAGATATACCTGCTACAAACGTAACAACAATGCCAAAGCCAGCAGCCACAGCAATAAGCGGCGGTGGACAACAGGCAACTACTTACGTCGGTGGAACTCCAATCTATGTCCAGATTGATGGCAAGACAATAGCCTCTGCACTACAAGACTCATCTCTTTCAGGTATCGGATCATCAGTTAACAGAACCGGGCGTTAACTATGGCGCTGCCAGCAAATATTTCGGTATCCTTTGACTTCTCATCAGGTGCAACCTTTGGTTATCCCTTTGTTCTAAACGATGCTAAGTATGGAGTTTTAGGTACTGGCACATTAGGAGCTTCTACAGTTCCCGAGCCAATCATTGACCTTACTCCTGTCGTACGCAGTATCAGTATCGACAATGGACGCAACATTCAGTCTGACACCTACCAAGCCGGTACAGCAGTAATCCGGGTCTATGATTCAGATGGATCGTGGAATCCACAAAACACATCCTCAATTTACTATCCTTACCTTGTACCATTGCGCAAGATTCGTGTAGCGGCTACAACATCCACAGCAACAGAGTTTTTATTTTCCGGCTATACAACCGAGTATCGCTACTACTACGATCAAGCTGAAAACGTAGGCTATGTGGATATCTACGCAGCTGACGCCTTTCGATTGCTTAACCTGGCACAAGTCACAACTGTCACAGATTCAGGAGCAGGACAAGCAACCGGCACACGCATAGGCAAAATACTGGATGAGGTGGATTTTCCAACAAGCATGAGAACTATCTCAACAGGGCAATCTTTATGCCAAGCAGACCCAGGCACACTTCGCACAGCACTATCGGCAGTCCAAAACGTAGAGTTTTCAGAGCAAGGTGCGTTCTATTTTGACGGGTCAGGCACAGCCATATTTAAGAGCCGCAACCAAGTAACCTCATCAATATCTGGCACTCCCATTGAGTTTAATCAAACAGGAGACATCCCCTATAAAAATCTAGTTTTTAGCTTCGATGACAAGCTCATAATTAACACAGCCAGCATTAAGCGCATAGGCGGCACAGCCCAGGTCTATCAGAACGCAGACAGCGTAATTAAGTACTTCCCTCATCAGTACAGCGCCCAGGACTTAGTTATTGACACCGATGCCAATGCCCTAAATATCGCTGCTACCTTTGTGGCGACCCATGCGGAGACCACCATCCGCATCGATGCCATGACTGTTGATCTACTAGACCCGGCAGTACCAACAAACACAATGATTGGCTTGGACTATTTTACCAACGTCAGAATCTCAAACATCCAGCCGGATGGCTCAACAATCGTCAAAACCTTGCAGGTGCAGGGATTGAAATGGGAGATTAACGCCAACGTAATGCAATGCACAGTTACAACACTTGAGCCCATCGTCGATGGATTCATTATAGAAAGCTCTGAACGCGGTATAATTGGCGTCAGCGCGATGACTTACTAGGAGATATACATGGCAGCAGGATTAGGATTCAAAGAGTTTTCGGTTGGGGATATCCTCACAGCCGCAGATGCCAATGGTTATTTAGCATCGCAGACAGTTATGGTCTTCGCCTCATCAGCAGCTCGCGCTTCTGCAATCACCAGCCCTGAAGAAGGCATGTTCTCGTATCTTAAGGATACAAATACCACACAGTATTATTCAGGATCAGCATGGGTCTCAATTGGTGGAGCAAGTCCCTTAACAACAAAGGGTGATTTATACACTTACTCGACAGCAGATGCTCGCTTAGGCGTCGGCACAAATGGACAGGTTCTTACAGCTGATTCAACTGAAGCAACTGGTTTGAAATGGGCTACTCCGGCAGCTGGCGGTGGAAAGATTTTGCAAGTAATTACCGCTAGCAGCACAACATCAACTACAATTTCGACAACTACTTTTACAGATACAACGCTGGCCGCAACAATTACGCCTTCTTCGGCATCAAGCCGGATATTGATGATAGTCTCGCAACAATTTTTCTTAAGTCGAGGTTCAGCTGCGCAGGGATTAAAAATCAGATTTGTCAGAGGAGCGACATCAATTGTATCAATGTCACCAAGCGATTATGAAGCATATTATTGGGAAACAGGCATCGACGCTACTCCAAGGATGACTTACAATTATTCATTTATAGACAGCCCATCATCTACATCTGCTTTAACATATAAAACACAAGCTGCGCCCATGGCATCTTCAAGTTCAGGTTTTATTACAGCTCAAGAAACAAGTGCCCCTTCACAAATTATTCTTATGGAAATTGGTGCATAATGAAAGATTATTTAGTTTTAGCTATACACTCGTTAAAGCCAAACAGCGAGTTTTCATATACCAACAATGATTATTTAACTATTAAATGGAATGTTTTAGAAGGCAAAGCACCCACAAAAGCTGAAATTGATTTGGAAATTGAAAAAATTAAGGCTGCTGAATTAACTGCTGCCCAGGATAAAGCTGCGGCCAAGACTGCTCTACTAGATCGTCTAGGCATTACGGCCGAGGAAGCGGCCTTGCTACTGGCATGAAACCAATACTTTGCAAAGCCGGACAGCAGTTACGGGAACAGTTCGATGATAGTTTTCCAGACCGAGATAGAGCCAGTGACGGGTGGGTCGCAGATGCTCGCCATTCATCACGTCCTTCTGACCACAATCCTGATGCAGAAGGTATCGTCAGAGCGATTGATATTGACAGGGATTTATCTGGAAAGGCAAAGCCTGACCTCATGCCTGACCTTGCGGATCAGATACGACACGCAGCAAAGTCTGACCCAAGAATTGCTTATGTCATCTTCTCGGGCAAGATTGCTTCCCCTCGCATGGGCTGGCGCTGGCGCAAGTATTCGGGAATCAATAAGCATGACCATCATTGCCATATCTCTTTTACTAAGAAGGGCGATGCAGATGGCTCGTTCTTTAATATCCCAATGATAGGCGGCACAGCATGAACATGAAGCACCCAGCAATCCTTTCAGTAGGAGCGTTTCTTGCGGTATGGGGAACTACCTCTAACTTCTCACTTGACTATCGTGCAATCTTGGGCTCAGTCGTAGCTGGCGTATTCGGATATGCATCGCCTAAACGATGAGCGCACAGGACTACGCGGCATTATCAGTCGCTATCATCTCAATCCTTGGCGGCGTTGCAGCTTATGTCCAATTCATGATTAAGCATTACTTGTCAGAGTTACGCCCTAACGGTGGCTCATCTATAAAGGATCAGGTTAATCGCCTTGAAGCGCGTGTCGATACAATCATTGAGATGCTAACTAAGTAACACTTATCCTATGGCTAAGAAAAAGGTCATAGACCTAGACACCTACAGCGCGTTAGATGCGTATGCCATTTCAATGAATGAGTTTTACAAGGCGTTACGCAGGGCAGGCTTTGCAGTTGATTTATGCCTTGCGATTATTACCGATAGAGACGCCTACCCAGATTGGGCATTGCCCACCCTTCCCAATCGCATAGACAACATTCCCTACGATGACGAGGATGACGATTAAGAAGATCGTAATACTCTCGGACTTGCAAGTGCCTTTCGAGGACGTGCATGTAGTCCGTAACATTGCCAAGTTCCTAGGCACTTTTAAGCCAGACCAGACAGTCACGATAGGTGATGAGATTGACTTCCAGACTATAAGCAAGTGGTCACAAGGAACACCCGAGGAGTATTCACAGAGCCTTGGCGATGACAGAGACCGGTGTGTTGAGCTTCTCTGGGAACTAGGCGTTACAGACTGCATACGATCTAATCACACAGACCGGCTCTACAACGTCATCATGCGCAAGATTCCATCCTTCCTATCCTTGCCAGAGCTGCGCTTTGAAAAGTTCATGAAGTTTGATGAACTAGGCATAACCTTCCATAAGAACCCAATGCCTATCGCACCAGGC